AATCTCTTGATCCTTTTCAGACTGAGTTTCGTCTACAATTCTTTCTACTTCTGAGCGAATCTTTGACTTTACTGCGGCTTCAAAAATATGAGCAGCCTTTTCCTTGAATTCTTCAGAAAGGTCTTCACCTTCTACCAGAGCTTCAACATCTTCCTTAACAGAGATATTCTTAATCTTCTCTTCAATGTCTGCTTTGGCATCTTCAAGTTGCTTCAATGCTTCTTCAGTCTCAGCACTCTCTGCCTCTTCAAGTTTTCCCGCATGAGTAGCCAACATCTCTTCAATGTCTGCTTTCTTCATTTTTGCGATATTTTCAAGATGTTGTGCTTTGGTTAATTTCTTAGCTTCAGCGAGTTCATCACCATCGTGATCAACCTCATCTCCAGCAGCAAGTTTCTGTTTCTCACCGGGAGTAGCCTCTCCTGAACTTCCTTGTTTCACTTTAGGTTCCTCCTTACCTGTTTTACTGATTACATCAGAAACTTTCTTTGATGCTGAAGTTGCTTTCTTTCCTATTTCTTTTTCAGAGCGATCCTCATCCGCACCCTTTTCAGTCTTTGCTTCGGGTTTCGCGCCGCCTAAATCTTTGCGTTCGCCAGGAACTTCTTCTTTCTTATCAGCGCCCGCGACATTAGGAGCGGGGTCTTTAGCATCAGGAGCATCTTCGGCAGCATTATTAGAGCCGAGGCCCTTATCAATTGCCTTACCTAATGGTTTTTCGGATGCTTCTTCAAGTTCCGCAAGAACCTCTGCTTCAAGTTCCTCAATTGTTTGATCTAATTCGGACATATGGATTTACTCCTTTTCTTTGTTCTAATATTTATAAATTATAGATTTCTAAGAAACTTTGCGAACTCCAAAGCCTCTACATTTGATTGTCTTTGACGACCTTTTACATCGAATTTCTTTCTTAGTTCCGCAATATGTGATTCTACTAGAGCGCCATTGTTCCAAACCCACTCTTTTCCTTCCATAACACCTTCTACAAAGGCGTTTGGCGCGGATGGATCAGCAACAATATCAGCAGCAGTTGCAAGATAGAAATCATCCTTTACATAGTTTGCACCATTTTTCTGTTGTAAGCTACCCATTCCTCTTGAAGAAACTCCCAACTTACATCCCTCATCCATCAAATTTTTAACAATCTTACCCATCGGCGTATCCATGATTTTTGCTTCGCCAATAAAATTCTTACCATCAGGAACAAGACTTGTGGTGATATGTGAAACTCTTTCCAGATTTACCGTAGGACCATCTGGATGGCCTAATTCTCCATAAGCTCTTTTCTCTCTTATGAAGTTTCTATTATACTTACTAACCTCTTTAGAGAGTATTTCCATAGGATATACCCGGCCGTTGCGGTTTTTAATGTCTGCCTGTAGAAAAACTCCTCTAATTTTATAACCTTTGCCGCCATCTTTCTTGGCTTCAGTGAGAAATTCTACATCTTCTACAGCTTCTGAAAATAATTTTACCGTTTCCATTTCATATCCCTTATGCTTCTCTTTCTATGTTATCCCAACCAGAAACTTTTCTCATCTTTATGATTACAGTTCCAGTGCAAGCGCTATCATTTTCTATGTAAATGTCTCCATCTATACCTGTACTAGCATTATTTGCAATAGAAGGCATTGCTTGACCACCAGCATTATAATTACCATTCCCATTTAGCGTAAATGCAGTAATATTTGAATCAGCATTCCATTCAATTTCAGTAACAGAACTAACTGTCCACCAAATTGAAACAATAGTTACTCTAGGATCAGTTGCTGCACCTTCAAGAGCTGATACATCAACAACTTTCAAGGCAGTTCCATTTGTACCAGTAATCGTACTTTTAGTAACAACTTCCCAATCTTTATCCATTAATGTTTGAGTTGTAATGGCCATTATTCACTCCCTATATTGACAACATCTCTTTTTCAAAATAATTCATAACATCTCTTTCGGAAACTTTGAATTTTCTTGAAACATCTTTAATTGTTTTCTCAAAAGTATTTAGGAATTCTGAAGGTTTAGAATCCATTTTTTTGAAAATAGAATCAACAGCATCCTTCATCTTAGGAGATAATTTCTTATATTCCTTAGATTTACGATGCTCATCCTTCTCTACTACTGTAGATTCATATATTTCTTCAATTTTTTTCATTTTCTGCCATCTTTGTTGAAACAATATTTTTAGAAATTTCCTTGCGACTTACCTCTAAAGCCTGACCAACCTTTGCAGAAATAGAATCATTAAAGGCCTTATCCGCTTCAATATTATTATCTGACATAACTGATTTTACAAATTCTTTACTCATTTTTTCTTTCCTTTCACAGTTAAACTTTTATCAAAATCATCTTCTACTGGTTCTTCTGGCGGAGCTTCACCACCTTCTCCTTCAGGAGCTATACCCAGCGCCATCTTTGCCCTATCGTCTGCTGGCATCTCAGGATCAATCGGCATACCCATCGGATCAACTGGAATTCTTTGTATTCCATCACCACCCGGCGGTAGAATAATTCCACCATCCATTGGATCGGTTTTAACCTCTTTCTTAATCTGATCACGCAAGGTTTGAATTTCTGTGTCAGTTAAATGTAACACTTTCTTCATCACAAACTCTTTACTAAAGAACGTGCCAATATACGGTTCAACGCTTCCCAGCTGGTTGATTCGATCTTCCAAAAGTTCAGACTCTTTCAGTGCAGCAAAGTGGCCATCTTCCAAGAAGTCATATGTGATATGTTCCTGAATTTTCGGCCAATCTTCTGATGCGATAATTCCTTTAAGAAGTAACTGTGTTTTTAATATGTCTGTGAATAATGGAGTAAACTTCTTTCGTATACGTTGAACAAACTTGGTAAACTTTAATTCATCCCGTGTAATCTCAGTTGATCTTCCAAGAGAAAATCCTGATTCTGATTCTAACCGAGAGATTGGCACATTAAGTGAACGATAAAGTTTCCGTTGGAAATATACAATATCATCAATCTCGCCTAGATTAGAACCGCCGGGTAAGGTAGCAATCTCTGTTCCTCTACCACCTTCTCGGCGAGGAAGCCAGAAATCTTCAAGCATTGACATATGATTTCTATCATCTCTAATCTCTCCTGTAGTAGCATCATACACAAGCTTGTTACGATATCGGTTCATAACATCTTTTAGATACTGCTCAGCTTTAATCTTCGGCAGATTACCCACATCAATATAGAAGATGCGCCTTTCAGGAGCTCTGGAAATACGATAAATAACAATCGCATCCTCAAGCATACTTAATTGGTTTACAGGTTTAATTGCTTTATGTAAATAAGACATCACCTGGCCAGAATTTCCATCAAGCAAACCAGAGGGAACATATGTAATAGAATCTATAGAAATTTTAATTCCCTGATTTACTCCACTTCCACCAAATCCTGCACCATCAATTCCCTTATCATTGTAAATAAAATATTCATCAACCTTCTTAATCATTTGAACACCAGTTTTTTGATCTGGTTCTTTTTGAACTTCTCTTACCTTCTTGATTTTAGCAGCATCAACCCAGCGTAGTTCAGTAATTCCCTTTCTGGGGTTTTTTGTATCAATGATTTTATGAAAGTATATCCGGCCATCAATATACCATCTACGAAAGATATCGTGACCCTTGATGCCAAAATCCAACAGTCTCAGAACTTCATCAAATTCTGATCTAATTTTCCGTTTAATTTTATCTGGATATGGAATTGTATTAAGATCAATTTGCACAGGAGAATCTGTTTGATTTGATACAATACCCTCATTAATAATATCTTCAATCGCAGCATCACATTCTGATTGTTGTGAAATTCTACGATATCGTTTTATTAAATCTAATTCAGTTCTTTCCCGACCATCCGTATCAAGGATTTGTCCGAAAAAGCCACCACCAGCAACTTCAATTGAACCATCATCAGAATCAGGGGTAGTGAATGTTAATTCACCCCCCGTATCCTTTTTTGCTCGTTGTATACTAAATCCGAAAAGTTCAGCCATAATGTCTCCTACCTTTTACTATTTAGTAGGTATCAAATTAGAAGTTAACGCCAGAAGCTTCAAAGTGTTGATATCTCCAAGTTACCTCAAAATCTTCAATTGCAGTTGTTTCAGCAGTATCTAATGCTATTGCAGCAATACCAGTAGGCCATGCACTTCTAAAAATATAACTTTTCAAAACTGTATCATCACGATCCAGCTGTTCTACTGTCAAATCAGTTTGATAATCAGCAGGAGCAACCACACCCGTATTCCCTGCAAGATCATTAATACCGTTTGACCATCTCTCCATTGCATTACGAATCATGAAGTCCGTATCATTTAAAAATGTAGTACTCCATGTCTCAGGTGCAGTTCGATCTCCAGCAATATAAATATTTCTTCCCCTAAAAGGAATAGCAATTTCCGTCAAATTTAGAGAAGGCAAAGTTGAAGCTTTTACAAGAAAAGAAGTTCTACGAACATCAAGTCCGATTGAAA